GCCTGTTCAGTTCTATACATAAATAGGTTATATAGGTACTGTAAATCCCTACCCTCATCATATAGACTTCTAGCCACATTAGAGTTAACATTGAATATAGTACCTACCACATTTGGCATACATATTGAGATATTATCCCTATGCCTCATTTGAACCTCACAGGGTTCCATCTTTACATATATATCAGCGCCAATCCTAGTACCTTCATACCATTCTGAAATCCACTCCCACTTTACTTCTTCACCAAGTTGTTTATTAGGTTTATACTGCTCTGGAACTATATCTCTAACTTCCTCACCAAATTCATTGAACTTAGTAATAAAGCCTACTTTACGCATACCTTTCCACTTCACATTAATAACCCTAATATTTCCCTCTGGGTCAAATGCTCCATTATAGTATCCTGATATATTATTCCAATCATCTACAACCTGAACATCCTGTAAAATGGAGTTAATGTTTGGAGTATTTACAAGTTGGTTACTAAACATTGCGGAGTTACCTACAGCATGAGTATTATGCCCACTCTCTAGGTAGTCTATATCTTTAGCAGATAGGTATTCATGGTATCTATCTATTACCCTACCTATAGGCATGAAACAGTCTTCCACAATAATATTACTATCCTCTATTCTAGGAGAACTACCACTTCTCAGTGTATAAAAATTAAGTGGATTACCCTTTCTTAATGTAGGTTCTCCACCAAATATCTCTATTACATATATTTCTTCCCCAGCAATAAGTAAATCTTCAAATCCACTGCTAAACTCCTTTGCTAAATCCTGTGTTTGGTATAAGTACTTTAACACTTGGTTAGCCATTCTTTCCCTCTTATCCTTATAGGTGTAGTTTCTAAACTTATCATACTCCTGGATTTCCTTCTTAGTCTTCTCTTCATCAAACTGTTTAGCAATGATGTTCTCAATTACTATCTGGTCAAACATTTCATCCAAATCACGTAACTTTGAAGTAATAGCATCACTATTAATAACAGTAACTAGGGGATTAAAAATTCTTCTCCTTTCCTCACCACTAAGTAGGTTTGCAGCAGGATTAATAAGTGGGTAGTTTCTATAGGTTTCTGGGAAATCCCCTTCCTCTAATCCATAGGGATTTACAACCCTTTCAACTTCACTTCTATCTATAATATCATTGCGTAGATTATAGTTAATAAGTTTATTTCTCCTAGACTGCCTAACATTAGAAGTTCTAAAACTAGTCTGATTCCATTGAGAAATACCTACTCCTACATCCACACATTCCTTGAACCAATCTTCAGTTTTTTCCTTCTCTGTCTTCTTCTGAGATGGAAAGTATGTGGGGTTTACACCAAATAAACTCATATTATTATATGTTAATCTACAAAATTAAATTTTAAATGCTAATATTACAATAAGAAAAAATACCTCTTTATAGCTTAATTATCATTCATTATATGTCTACTCCTATATTTCCTATTAAAGAACTTATCATTAGCTAAAGTATTGGATTTTTCCTTACTAGTTTTAGTTCCATATTCAGTCAATGCCATATCATACAGCATAACCATATTCATAGCAGAACAGTTATGTGTTAATATACCATTAACAATATAACTTTCATCAGTATCCACAGAAATGTTATATACCATACACTCTTTATTATAATTATCTATTTTAACTATAGGAGTGTAAAATCCATTGTCATCTTCCAAAACTCTAAGTATTTTAACTTTATTCTGTTCTAAGGGAAATTTCTGTTTAAATTTTTTAGAATTTTCTACTATTTGATTACAATAATCACCAGTAATTGTTATTGTATATTGATCTTTACTATTCGCCCTTTTAGAATAGTCTACAAAACGTATACTATTCCATATTCCCATATCTAGTAAAATCTGTCTTATCTTAAAGATAGTTTCTTTATAGATTGAAGATAACTCCAAACTTTTTCTAAAACTTCCATCACACCTGTATTCAGCTCTATAATGTCCATCTCCTTCAAAGAATCCTCGTATAAAGGGTAGTAAATTTGAGGAATTATACAAACTTTTTGAAATTTTTTTATTATTAGCTGTTCCACAGTTAGATATTAAAAAGTTTTTTAATTCCAAATCTGTTTTTTGTACTACCCACATATTAGAATCTTTACTTCTATACAATACACCTTCTACCCTTCTTTTTTTTGTTTTAAAATTATTAACAACTCTTCCAGTATGTTCTATTCTTTTAGATACTTCAGTATATTTGGAATTAAATCTATAATTTAAAATTTTTAACACATCTAAAGCTAACTCATATTGGTCATATTGAAAATAAAATTTAACAGTAGAAGTTTTAGAACTTACCCAGCCATCTGATAAATACCAACCTAAAACATATAGTAGATCTGCAGGAATAGTAGATTCTGGTAAATTTACTCTTTTTGGGAGCATTACATAATCTTTTAATGCAATTTCAGAAGCTTCTATATAATTACCTTGAGGTAAATTATATTTTAATTTAAACCAATTTATTCCAGAAGGTTTTTGTAAGTATCTTCTGATAAATATTGGGTGATTGGCTGTACATTCAATTTCTCTGAAATCCCCCATTACTTTAAATTTTACAAATTTTCCATTATAAGCATTTTTATGTAATACTTTTACAGGATGATAAATTCCAGATTTTGTTAGTACTAAATCTTCAATTTTGATTTCTTCTATTGGAGCAATTCCATTGGAAGTTTCTATTAAACTACCTTCTGGCAAACATCTATCACAGTTTATATCAGCATTCCAAGCAATACATTCCTTGATGTATCCTATACTCCTTATCTTATGTATGTTATTAGTTACCAATTTAGGTTCATCTGTTTCCTCAGCATTAATATCAAACTCCTCATAAGCATTCTCTAACATCCAATCTACCTGTAATCTTCTACCATAAGCATTAATAGCAGTAGTTGCATTAATACCCTTAGTAGTATTATTAACAACATTTCTAGGTTTAAGTGTTTGTTTATCCAATATAAACTCTGGAGTATCTGCTAATATTCCAATATTCTTTTTAATCATTTGGAAGTAACCATACAAACCTTTCTTGTTATTTTCATACATTATGGTAGCATTGTAGTAAATTGCTAATCTATATACTATCTCAAAAAAAGCATTTGTAGTTTCTAATCTACCAGTATATTCTGCAACTATCCTTCTAGTCCATCTGTCAAATACTATAACAGAACCTAATGAATTAGAGTAAGTTACTTCATCCGAGTCTATTGGATCCACGCCAATTATATACCTATAGTTGTCCTTAACTCTAGCAGGTACTTCAAATACTTCTATAGCCCCTACCTTATTCTCTGTAGC